GTGTACGTCCGGTTTGGGGGCGAGTTCCCGAAAACCTACCATAGCAATATGGAAAGGCGTTGGGTGCTTAGCCTACTCAGGGAAGACCACCTGTATATCGATGCGGTAATATTGGAAGGTGTCGGAAAGTATATCAATGCCATTGCCGATGCTGTCGACCTCCGGAAGTTGGATGCTGAAAACGTCTCTGTCGTGATTGCACAAGACCCGGCACGGGCGGCAAAGGATGAAGCATACCGGACACACGCTGCCGTAGGAAGCGCACTCGGAATGCTGTCTGTCCGCTATGTACATGAAAATATGGGCAGTGTTGATATTGAAAACCACCCACGGACGGCAAAGGGGACAAAGGACTATCCATTGACTGACAAACTGAACGGGCTTTGGCTGGATGCAGCCTTGAGCAATGGCAAACCCTTCTCACAGTTGAGCGTATCCGACCAGAAAAAACTGACTGACCAAGGGTATATCTTCGTCGGCAGCTTTCAAGGGTATGCCGGATTCTTTTTCAGCAATTCATGTACGTGTACGGAAGCGGACAGCGACTATGCATATATTGAATATAACGCTGTTTGGAACAAGGCGGCACGTATTATCCGCAATACCTTGTTACCGCGTGTGAGAAGTAAGGTGAAAGCTGACCCGTCAACCGGATATATCAGTAATACCACGATCAGCAGTTGGGACGCGCTTGTCAAATCCGCACTGGAAACTATGGTAACTTCGGAGGATATTGCAGACTTCGACATTTATATCAATCCCAAACAGATGGCTGTCAGCGACAAGCCTTTCAATATCAAGGTAAAACTGGTTGCAGACGGTATTGTACATGAGTTTGAGATTGACTTGGGTTTCACAAATAAAATCTGAAAATATGGCATTGTTAGGAACATTAATCAACAAGTTCGGAAAAATAGCCGGATGGAACAGCGTCAAGGTTGTCATGCTCGGTCGTCAGGTAGAGGGTATCACAGCCCTTTCCTACAAAGACAGCAAAGAGAAAGACAACATCTACGGTGCCGGTGAATTTCCTGTCGGTCGCGGTGAGGGGAATTACAAGGCTGAAGCATCGATCACCCTTCTGAAAGAAGAAGTGAACGCCTTGCAACTGACACTCGGTTCGGGAAAGCGTCTCACGGATATCGAGCCGTTCGACATTCCGGTCATGTATGAGTATAAAGGGCTTGTCATGAAGGACGTAATCCGGAACGTCGAATTCACGGACAATGGCGTGGACGTTAAACAGGGTGATAAAAGCATTGCCACACAATTCACCCTTCTTCCCAGCCATATCGACTGGAATGTGGCAATGTAGTTTAATAACCGTTTAAAAGACTTTTAAAATGAAAGAAGAAGAAATGAAAATCAAGGCTGGAAAGCCTTACGAGGAACTGACAACGGAGGAAAAGGCTTTGATTGTCGATTTCACAGAGGAAGAGCATACGGAACTGAAACTGAAATACGGAAAACGCCTGAAGCATGTCACCGTACAGGTGGACGAGGATGAACGTTACGACTACCTGATCGTCCGCCCGAAAAAAAACATCCTGCTGGCTATGGCAAAGAAAAAGGATGATCTTGAAGAAGCAAATGACATCCTGATCCGGAACTGCGTGGCGGCTGGCAATATGGAGGCGTTGGAAGATTCTACCGTCTATACTTCAGTCCTGACCGCCATCGGACAACTGATTGCCGGACAGGCGGCTTTTATCAGCAAAGCATAGAGGAATATTCATCAGCGTTCGGTCTTGTCGAGGGAATAGATGCCATCCTGAAAAAAGTATATGGCTTCGACATCCCGGACAAACTGGACGAAGATGAATGGCTCCGGCTCTATGCCGAATACCGCATGTTGCGGAAAACGGAGTTGGAAGAATTTGAAATAGTAATGCACAATGCATTCGCTAAAGTTGTAAACCGATTATTCTCAAAAGACAATGCAAGTGACTCAATGGATATTGGAACTGGTTGACAGGATCACGTCTCCGCTACATGCGGCAACCGATGCAGCCGAAGAAGCTACACGGGTAATCGACGACACGGAGGAAGTGGTTGAACGTCTTGGGGAGACATCGGGAAAAACAGCCGGAAAACTGGAAGGGCTGGGAAAGGGAATGTTCTTTCTCAACCAGCTGAAGGAAGGTGTTGACAATATCCGTGATTCCTTTAACGACGCCATCGAACCGGGCGTCCGGTTTGAAACTGCCGTTGCCGAAATGTCCGGTATCACCAACATGGAGGGGAAGGAACTGGACGTTCTCGCCACCAAAGCCCGTAACACGGCAAAAGCGTTCGGTGTCGATGCGTCAAATGCTATGGTCGTTTATAAGGACTTGCTTTCAAAGATTACTCCGGAACTGAAAAAAGCACCGGACGCGCTCGAAATCATGTCGAATAATGTAATGACACTTAGTAAAACGATGCAAAATGACGTCCCCGGAGCGTCTGCAGCCATGTCCACCGCCATGAACCAGTATAAGGTTTCCCTCGATGATCCGATGAAAGCCGCACAAACTATGACGGACTATATGAACATCATGGCGGCAGGAACTGTCGAAGGGTCTGCCGAAATCAGGGAGGTCGCGGAAGCATTGAAACAAACGGGTAGTGTTGCAAAAACATTCGGGGTTGAATTTGCCGAAACAAACTCCCTGATCCAGTTGCTTGACAAATCGGGGAAAAAGGGTTCAGAAGGCGGTATCGCTTTGCGTAACACGATAGTCAAATTGCAGGCTCCGACTACGGACGCGATCAAGCAACTGAAAGCTGCCGGGGTCAATATAAAAACGATGCAAAACCAGTCCCTTTCACTGACTGACCGACTGCGTGCCCTGACTCCGGTCATGCACAACGCTACAATCATGTCCGCGTTGTTCGGAAGTGAAAACCTTGCTTCAGCGATGGCTTTGATTGAGGGTGTAGACCAAATTGACACATGGACGGAAGCGATACAGGGTTCTACTTCTGCGGTCGACATGGCAAATAAACAAATGGATACTTATGCCGAAAAGCAGAAACGTATGCAAGCGTTTATCGACGACCTGAAGATCAGTTTCTTTGAATTTGTAGAACCGATTGCCCCTGCCATTGAAGTTGTGGGAATCTTTGTAGGCGCGCTTGTCACGCTCGGAACTGTCGCATGGTCTATTTCGCAGATCATGTCACTTGGAATAACAAAGATTGCCGGGGTTTGGGTTGCGTCGATGGCTAAAATGGCATTGTCTACAATCGTGGGTAGCCGGCTGATTTCCGTCGCTATCATGGGTATCCCTGTCATCGGCTGGATCGTTGCAATCATAACGGCTGTCATCGCTTTCGTGGCTTTCCTTTATAACAAGTTTGAAGGAGTCCGTGTGTTCCTGTTCGGGCTGTGGGAAGTCCTTAAAACGGGCTTTCTTTCCTTTTTCAAGACGATTCATACCATCCAAATGGGAATCATTGAAATTCTGAATCCGGTTAACTGGTTCAGGGATGACTGGAGCATTGACGACGTATTTGAACGGGTAAAGAAAGAAGTGTTTGACAACGCTGTGGCAGTCGGTCGGGCATGGGAAGAAGGCAAGGAAAAGGGACGGGAAAGCTGGCGGAACAAGGACAAAGTCCCCGGACTTGACAAGTTCCAGCTGGACACCGCACCAGCGGCAGTCAACAAACCGACCACCGTCACAACCTCAACCGGGGGGACTTCCGGGAAAGACGTGGGACTTGGTGGAAAAGGTGGAAGCAGCGTGAGGAATATCACCATGAACGTGACATTCAACAATCATTTCAGGGTTGCGGCAGGTGCGGACATGCGCGATGTTGCGGATAAGGTCAAACGGGAAATTTTAGCGGTGATAACCGATACAGTACCAGCAATAGGATAAAGTTATGACAGGAAATACAGCGTTAAATATTGGTGCATTGTTCACGGAGGTCTTCGGGATTTCATCCCCGATTTATCTTCCGTGGGGACGAACCCTGCAGGATTACGATCCGGGGAAATACATCGGAGTGACAACGATTCCGGATGCCGAAGCCGAAGCATACAGCTGGATGGGGACTCCGGTCATCGGGACGTTTACCCTTGACGGTAACAAGCAATACAGCACCTATAATCCGGACGGGTCACGCGGCACGATGAATATGGCTAGTTTTCCGATGCCGTATGCAACGATCGTGGACTTTTCGCGCTCGATGAACTGTTCAAAAACGAAGGTATTGGGTGTTCACGGAACTGTAAAGGAAGTCTACGGGCTCGACGACTGGAAAATCAATATCCGGGGATTCTGCATAGCAGACAAAAGCCGGGAAGGTTATAAGACGGTTGCCGAACAAGTGAACGCGCTCTGCAAGTTCCGCAAAGTGACGGAAGCGGTCGGAGTTACGGGAAGCATCTTCAACAACAAGGAAATTTACTCCATTGTCATTGATAACATTTCGTTCAATCCGATTCAGGGAAACAGCAGCGTAGTTCCGTTCACGATAGAAGCAACGAGTGATAACCCTTATGAACTGACACTATGAGCTATATGATGTGCAGCCGGATCACATTCCCGGCAAACAAGAGACGCGAGGAACTGGTCATCTATACGATTTCGTCGGTTCACATCGAAAGTTCATGGAAGATGCTGACAGACTCTGCAGAAATAGTCCTTCCCAGGCGTATCAAATACTTTGCCGGAAAAGACCTGAAGGAACTGCTGTCTGCCGGGGATCAGGTGAAGATTGAACTCGGATATGATTCCAACCTGTACACGGAATTTGAAGGATATATATCGCTGATCGGCTGGGGTGTTCCAGTGACGATCCGGTGCGAGGACGAAATGTATAACCTGAAAAGAAAAACAGTGTCCTATTCCGCAAAGAATGTCACACTGAAGAAACTGCTTGCAGACGTTGCCAAAGGCTATGAGGTGAAGACGAACTATGATGCTGAACTTGGTGCGGTACGGTATTCTTCCAGAACGGTCGCGGAAATCCTGAATGACATCCGGAAGAAAACCAACCTCCACTGCTATTTCATCGGCAAAGTCCTGTATTGCGGAAATGTCTATTCCGAAAAGGTCGACACCGAAAAGGTGAAAATCGTACTGGAAAAAAATGCCGTCAGTCAGAACCTGAACGAAACCAACGGTGAGTTTCAGGTCAAGGTTGTCAGCATCGGTGCTGGCGGCAAGAAACTGGAAGCAAAAGCCGGAACGGAAGGAAGTGAGGTCTATAACCTGACTTACAATGAAAAAGGAAAGTCCGTCAAGGTCGAAGACCTGAAGAAGTTCGCCAGAGATTTCTACGAAAGCCTTAAAAAGCAGAAGTACCGCGGGGGCGTCGAACTGTTCGGGATACCTGTCGTCCGCCACGGTATAACGATTGACCTGAAGAGTGAAATAACTCCGGAAATGAACGGATACTATTACGTTGAGAAGGTGACAAAGGATTTCAGTGACGATGCTACATACAGGCAAAAATTAGAGTTGGGAGGACGTGCGGAATGACTACGGATGAACAGTTACGTGATGCGCTTGAAAAATGGCGCGAAGGGGCTAGACAGGCGCAATTGCGCTGGGTAACGGTAGACAAGGTTGATAAAGAAAACAAGGCAATGGATGTGACCGGGGTCATTGACCAGCTTGAATATTATGATGTCCAGTTGGGAATGGGTGCATTATGCATCTATCCGAAACCGGGAACAACTTGTCTGGTCGGAATCATCGAGGGACAGGAGACTGACGCCTTCCTGATTTCTGCTGATGAGGTGGACGAAATTGTGCTGAATGGCGGGACATTGGGCGGACTGGTAAAAGTCGGGGAACTGACGGAACGGCTGAACCTGATTGAAAAGGACATCAATTCATTGAAGCAGAAATTGTCAGGATGGACACCTGTACCGAACGACGGGGGATCGGCTTTGAAAACGGCATTGTCTTCCTACATTTCGGAATCACTAAAAGAGACACAGGTCAGGGACATTGAAAACGAAAGGGTGAAGCAATGAAAGGACTATTACTCGACAAGGATGGTGATATCAGAATTGTCCCCCATAAGGGAAAAGACGGGCTGACCGGGTTCGTAATCGGTGACACTCTGATTCAAAATGCGGCAATCGTGCTTGAGCTGAATCAGGGTGAGTTGAAAGAAGACCCGGTGCTGGGTGCGAACCTGATCCGGTATATCCGTTCACAGGCTGATAAAAGAGCCATTGAGAAACAAATGAAAATCCACCTGAAACGCGCGGGCATTGACTATTCGGAGCTGGTGGATAAAATAAATATTGAAATTACTAACGATTAAAATGATTGAAAATGAAAGCAAGTAACGATCTGATTAAAAAGTTCGGAGTAGACAAAATCATTCACGGACTGATTGGGATGCTCATTTTAGCCGTGTGCGTGGTAGCATCTGTTTTCCTGTTTGGGGTGAGCTTCCCTAGCGTATTGGGCGGCATGGTTTTGGGAACTGTATCCGCATGGCTGGCTGGTAAATGGAAGGAATCGAAAGACGATGTTCCGGATATGGCAGACATCCGGGCGACGGTACGCGGGGCATTGTTGGCGGATGTGGTCATATTACTGGTATGGATAGTTTTCCGACTGATTCTATAACCTGTATGTATCATGAAAAGACTACACGTACAGTTATGGATCGCAGTTTTCCTGTCCGTATCCGGAATGATCCTGCTGTTTTGCGGATTTTGGGTAGTACCTACGGGACAGATTGACAACTCGGTTTTAGTCGCCTATGGCGAAGTTTCGACTTTTGCAGGCGCACTCTTCGGAGTTGATTACAGGTATAAATGCAAGTATAAGAAATACATTCAAGGAGAAGACGAAACAGAAAATAAGGAGGAAAAGAAAGATGAATAAACCTACATACATTATCATTCATTGTTCTGCAACACGCGAGGACAAAGATTTCACAGAGAAGCAAATTAATGATTCACACGTAGCCCGTGGCTTTGGAAAATGGGGATACCACTATTATATCCGGAAAGACGGTCGCGTGATTCCCATGCGTGCGGAAAACGAAATCGGGGCACATGATAACTTTATCGTTCCCGGTGAGAAAACCAGTTATAACCGATGTTCAATCGGTATCTGCTATGAGGGCGGACTGGATAAGAACGGCAAGGCAAAGGATACCCGGACGGACGCACAGAAGAAAGCGATGCGCGAGCTCGTTCAGGACATCTGCCACCGCCACGACATTATTGATATCCTCGGGCATCGAGATACCAGTCCGGACAAGAACGGGAACGGCATCGTCGAAAAATGCGAGTGGATGAAAGAATGTCCCTGCTTCGACGTAAAGAGTGAATTTACCTCATTTTTACCACCTGTAATCGTTCGACCGTAATGAAAAAGATACTCGTTTTTTTACTCACAATCGTGGTGCTGTCCGTCTGTTCCTGCCGATCGTCCAAAACGGACACGACCGTCCATCAGGATAACACGGAACAGAAGCAGACGGAACAGGAAGAAGTTTCTACAGACAAAGCGCAGGTCAGCGTAAACAAGAATGTTGAGCGAATGATCGAGATGATGCAGCAAATGGAATTCAACTGGCAGAAGACGAACTATTCGCCACCGGATTCGACCGGGAAACAATACCCGACCTCCACGGAGACAGCGACAGGAACGTCTACCAGACAGGAGAAAGAAACCTATAATGAACAACTTCAGGTACAAATACAGGAAATTCAGGAAACCCTGCTGACATTGAAGGAGCAACTGGAAAAACAGGAGAGGAATGATACAAAGGTCGTTGAAAAGGTCGCGTACATTCCTCCGTGGGCAAAAGCCGTAATAGCAGCCTTTTTTATTGCATTTGTATTTTTTATTTATAAAAATGTAAGATGAAAACTGTAGTACAAGCCGGACAAACCCTGCTGGACATAGCCGTGCAGGAATATGGTACAATCGAAGCGGCTTTCATGCTTGCCAGGACGAACGATATGGGCATAACGGACACCCTACAAGCCGGACAGGAAATCGAAACCCCGGAAAAGGTCTATAACAGTGAACTGGCTGATTACTGCCAGCGGAACTCCGTTTGTCCGGCTACTTCTGAAACCGCCTCAAATGCGGTACGATTGAGAATTTTCACCGAACAGTTTACCGAACAATTTAAGTAATGGCTAGAACAATCGCAGAAATAAAGAAAGAAATGACGGATGCCTATATGTCAAACAGCATTATCCGTGACCTGTATGGCATCACGGGTGATGCCGACTTTGATTCGGTGTTTTCCCCCGTATCAATAGAAAGTACCCTGTTTTACATTTTTGCGGCAACAGCGCACGTCATAGAGCAAATGTTTGACCAGTTCAAATCGGACGTGGAGGAACGGATTGACGCCAATATCATACCGACCGTGCGATGGTATCATAGCAGTGCGCTGGCTTTCCAGTATGGTGATCCGCTGGTCTATGATCCGGAGAAATACCAGTTCCGGTATTCCGTTATCGACAAAACCAAACAGCTTGTCAAGTATGTGGCAGTCAAAGATCGCGGAGGAAGTATTCAGATACTCGTGTCCGGAGATGAGGGGGGACTTCCTTGTCCTTTGACCGGGGACGTTCTGACGGCATTTAAAAGCTATATGAATTCGATCAAGATTGCCGGGGTAATCTTGTCGATACAGTCAATTCCGGCAGATGACATCCGTATCAACGCGACCATAGAAGTCGATCCTATGGTTATCAACGCTTCCGGTATCCGCCTGACGGATGGTAGTAAACCAGTACTTGCCGCCATCAACGATTATCTGAAAGGTATCGAGTATGGCGGTAAATTCAATAAGACAAAACTTGTTGACGCGATACAGAGGGTTGAAGGCGTACTGGACGTCGAACTTGGAGAATGTGCCGCAAAAGCGGCATCCGCTACGGAATATAACGTAATTAAAAATAATAACTATACGGCTGTAGCCGGGTGCTTCATCCTGAACAGCCTTGAAACCTCCCTGACTTATGTGGTATGATTTTGACATTATCAAATACGCGCAGTATGTGCTTCGTCCGTCATTGAGGAAAAGGAAGATATTTGCAATCATATCCATCTTCCTTCTCCCTTTAATCTTCATTTACACCCTGTTTAAAAGCTACCGTAAACAGGCTATCAACAAGCTGAATATAAACGGTCAGGTGATATATATCGAGAAAGTGCTGAACGACAGGTTTTTCTTGAAAAACAGGGAAATATACATCACTGATATTGCGGGAAAAGAATCGTACCTGTATCACCGCAGGGAAGAGCAAATCCCGTCCTACCTGTATAAACGGGGTGAAGGAGTGGGAAAGAAACACATCCAGCAGCGCGGTGAAGGGAACTATTCGGGAAATTACATGGTGAACATACCGTCGTTCCTGTCAACGTATGAGAATGAGATTAAAAACTTGATTGACTATTATAAACCAGCCGGACGAACCTACGTCCTTAAAATATACGAATATGAATAAACTGTTATTTAAAGAAGGCGGACAGCCATTTTATTTGGATGATTTGGAATTTATGCAAGAATCCACAGCAGACGTATTGAAAGCCATTTGTTCCGGGATGAAACTGGGAGAGAAACATATTCTGTTAAGCGATCCGGTCAGCACGGAAATCCTTGGTTCCAATACAGTGTATACTATTGTCGGAAATGGATATATCGTGATAGGTGATGAAGTTTATCCGATAAAACCGGATATTCTTACTGTGCCTACATCACAACCAGTATACTGGGTGGTTGTTCAGGAAAAATTTCAAAATGAAATATTTGCGGACAATTCCGAAGCGCAAGTATATGAGCGCAGGTATGTAAAACTGTCAACAACATATACAAAGTCAGATATGTATGTAGGCAGAAATGATGTAGTAACATTCAGGAACAAAATATTGGCTATTGTCACAGATTATTTGGACAAGACCATAATAGAAAAGGACATGAAAGCCCAGTTATCCCTAAGTGAAGTCGTTTCCGGAAAAGCAGAAATCATATACCGGGCAAAACAGACGGGCAATGAAACTGTCTATTTTAATATCTTGGCTGCTGCCAATACAGGAACTTCCATGATAGCTCCTGAAGTGAACGGCAAACGGAGATTATGTACATTTGATTCGTCTGTAAAGAATATTTCCGGAGTGTTCAGTCTATCGATGTCGTATGCAGATTCATGGGATAATCCACAATCAATGATTGTTCAACTCACATTCGATAACGGCAACTGTTATATAGCTTCAGCAGATGGCAGCCCACTTGTCCAAATGCCTGCAAGTACTATTTTAATCGAGGATACATTAAAGATTTAACTGATAATGGCAACAATATACGAATTAAAAAGACGGGCACAGGAACTTTCGGCAAAGAAAGATTCCTTATCCATATCACCTGAAGAAGTGGGCGGCTTGATTGATGAAACGCTGGATGTCATCAACGAAGCGGAGAAAAACCAGATCGGGTTGGGGATTCGTAACACATACACCACCGTCGCGGAGATGAACGCGGACAGTACTTCCCCGGTCGGTTCTGACGGAAAGCCGTTGAAATTCGGTCAGATCGTGACGGTGTATGACGAGAATACCCCCGATGCAGTCGACAATGGTAACATCTACGCCTTTCAAAATCCGGGGTGGAAACTTGTCTCAACGACAGGCAACCTTTCCGTATATGCAAAAAAAGAAGATGTAGAAACGGCAAAGAATACGGCTGATGCTGCACAAAAGAAAGCCAACGAAGCTGCGGAATCCGCTAAAAAAGCGAATGAAAATATCGGAAAGCTGTCCGATAATATCGGCACGGAATCGGAAAGCGAAGACGGGACAGTATGGGGTAAACTTAAAAGCCTTTCTGACGATGCCGACAGCACATCACAGGACGTGTCTTCATTAATGGTAGATTTCGTACATCACTCAACAGAACGCTTCGACGAAATAGTAACCGACTCTTCCATTGTGTTGGAGCAGTCCAATGCGCCTACTGAAGACGGTAAAATTGTATTTCTCGCCAGTCTGGGTAAATTTGCCTGCTTCGTTGACAACAAGTATTATCCAAGCTGGAAAGGTGTTGATGCCTATATGAATACCGACCGCACACACCCGCACGAGAATAAAATATACCTGTTCGGCAACAAGACCTACATCTACTTTGCCGGGGCTTTGCTTTCTGCCGACTCCGACGCGATACAGTTAGCCGCGTCTGCGGACTTGGCTGCAAAAGCGGCAAAGAAATCGGCTGAAGACGCACAGGCTACCGCGTCTTCAGCATTGTCGCTGGCTAACAAAGCCCTGTCCGTTATCAATGTCAACGAAATATGTGGCGGCTCTGTCTATTCCTTGTCCGCAGCCATTGCCGCAATTACGGAAAGGGAGAATGCGGATAATGTCACTTACCGCAAACCGGGTATCGTATTGACTTATAAAATTGCTGAAGGTGAATGGGAATCCAAACAGTTTGCCGGATCATCCCTTGAAGGCTTTGCCACAGAAGCGAACTGGACGGACTTCGGTGGTGCTGGTGGCGACATGACGGGCAAAGGTGCAGTGCTGCTGGTCGATGAAATTGCGCCATTATCAAACGGATACTATATTCTTCAAACGGCTATCGATGCCCTGACAGCTTACGAGACGGCAAATGAAACGGAATGCATCAAACCCGGTGTGGTTATCATCTACCGCACCGGAAAGGAAACATTCGAGTCCAAACAGTTGTGCGCGTCCCGTGCCGATTATAATGACTTGGCGGCATGGAACGACTTCGGTTCTGCCGCTGGGGGAACAGTCGAAACCGATTCCGAAATCATCAAGGACAGCGTGAACCCGGTAGCAGGTGGTGCGGTCTATGATGCCATGCCCGTCGACGTGGATGGCGAACAGGCGGAAGACGGAACGGTGCGTGTGTACATGAAGGACGCGGAAGGGTTTCCGCTGGGCGACGGTTTCACCTTTGCAGTCGGAACTGGTGGCGGTGGGGGCGTTGCCGGGACAATCGTGTATATCTATCCGCAAAAGACCTCCCTGTATGCCGCACTCGGAACTGACGACCTGACAATCAGGCTTGCGATCCTGTCACGTACCGGATCGGGTGAAATGGTTTCATACAACAATATCGAAACCCTGCAACTGAAAGACAAGTCAACGGGGGAAACGCTTGAAACGTTCAACGTGAACCGGGAAAGTTCCCCGTCAGATACGGACTACACTTTTGCGATTTCCGTTAAAAGCTATTTCAGCGAAGCGATGAACCGCAAGTTTGTGGTCGTTGCCACCGATGACGGGGGAAATACCGCGCAGAAGACAATCAGCGTCACGGCTGTAAACCTGAAACTTTCCCGTGTATGGGCTTTGTACAAAACATTGCAGGAAGGTTCGGGACTCATCACCATGACGGACGTGTTCAAACTGTCTTCCGCCAATAAGTCAACCGTTACGGCACATATCAAAATAGGCGACGAATGGAAGCTGATCTCACAAACCAGCGTGGCTTCCACACGCTCACAGGACTTGCAAATCAACGTTTCGTCTTTGGGACTGAAACATGGTGCATATACTGTCAGGATTGTCGCACAGGACGTGGAATCGGGCGTATGGTCGAACTACCAGTTCTTTGATGTGATGATTGTCAACCCGTCAAGTCTTATGCCTATCGTGGCGCTTGCGCATTCCGAAGAAACGGAAACGGCATGGTCAGTCAAGAAGTATGCAAACCTGAACATCGAAGTGGCGTGCTATGATCCCAGCCATGTCGCTACCGATGCCCATGTCGAAATACACAAGGTCGCGAAAGTTGCCAATACCTCTACCGGAGACAACAGTGAAACCGATACAGTGCTGACTACCGTATCAGTAGGACGTAACAGTACATTCAATCTGTCCACCCGTGTCGATGGCTTTACTATTGCGGACAATATCAGGAATACGTTGGGTATTTACGGGAAATGCGGTGCTGGGGAAAGCAATACGATTGAGTACTCCGTTAACAGTTCCGTCATTGACATCAATGGTGATTCCAGCTATATGATTTATTTCAATCCGGCAGACAAGGACAATTCGGATCAGGACAAGTCATGGCTGTACGGACTTTATGAAATGAAGCAGAACGGGTTCAACTATTCCACGAATGCCTTTGTCACCGACAAGAACGAAGGGAAGGCGTTCAAGGTTTCGGATGATGCCACCGCATTGTGTACTTATCGTCCCTATAACCGTACCAACATTGAGCAGACCGGATCGACTACCATCATCAAGATAAAGACGCAGAACGCTGCCGATCCTGACGCGAACGTCGTGTCATGCTGGGACGAAGCAAACCAAATCGGGTGGCGTATCACTTCAAAATGTGTGTACTTCAAAGCACTCGGAACTGAACTGATCGAACGGTATTTCAAGCCGGGCGACATCTACGAGTTTGCTTTCGTCATTGAAAAGGCAAATGCGGAAGAGGACGGCAAAGGCTATACCAAGCTATATTGTGACGGTGACCTGATTGGCGCATCCAAATATACGGCAGGACAAAGCGCGATCAAACAGTCCGAACAAATCAGCTTCTCCGGAACAGCCGGGGAACTGTATATGTACCGCTTGCTCTCCTGGGAAAAGGAAATGGCGGACGAACAGATTAACGATGAATTTGTGATCGGTAAATCTGATACGGACGAAATGATCGCTTTGAACAAAAAGAACGATATCCTAACCGACAATAAAATCGACCTGAACAAAGCACTTGAAATGTGCGACTGTCTGGTCGAAATGCCACACGGGGACTATAAACTTGAAACGCTTGACAACGTAACGGACACGTCCACCAAGATATATACAGACCTGTATCTGTTCTGCAAGGACAAAGGTATGAGTCTTATTTTCGAGAACGTGGAAACGACCAATCAGGGTACGACATCCGCCTTCTATCCAACCTATAAGAACAGGAAATACAAGCTGAAAAAGGCAATTATCCGTGCGATGTATCCGGAACGGGCTCCGCAGGCTTTGCTCGACGCGATTGTAAACAAGAAAATCATTTTGCGTGGTGAGACTATTCCATTCGACAAGGTTTGCCTGAAGGTCAACTATGCATCACCCGACAAGGTAAACACCCCGATTTCCCGTATCAATAACGATATGCAGAAGGCTTTGGGCGAGGAATATATGACCCCAGCGCAGAACGCGTACTATGCGGATGAAAACAACACGCTGGACTTGCGTACAAGTATTGACGGTAACAGTGTGCTTGTCTTCAAATCAGATACCGGAAATATCAATGACGCGTACTTTTGGTGTCGCGGTGACTGGAACATTGACAAGGGAAATCCACCGACTTTCGGCTTCAAGGATGTTCCCGGCTACAATGCCGACTGTTTGAGTTATGGCGACTTCACCGACCTTCCGGACGTGACGGAATCCTATTTCATGTCCCATGCTGACGACTACGATCAGGATACGATCTACATGCTTTCCAAATCGACGGACGCTTCGTACAAGTTCATGGAATACGTCGACGGGGCATGGAAAAACACTACCGGAACAATCTCTTTCAACGGCAGGAAAACGGTCGTTACCGGACGTGTCCTGAATCCGGTTGAATGTGTTGAAATGCTTGATTATGAAGGTATGTGCATCTTCGATGATATCGACAACTTCATGACTATGCAGTCGACGCACAGCAAGTGGGTGAAAGGCTTGTACGGTGCGGAACTGTCAACGGAAAGCCTTGTTCCCAAATGGACGATGTTCTTTGAATTCCGTACACCGGACGATGACGGCATGAACCTTGCCTATGCGCTTGGAAAGAAGACACCGTACCACTGGAAACAGTTCTGCGAATGGGTGTATTCATGTAACCCGAAGAACCGTATGGCAGGCGGCAAAATCAGTATCAACGGTGCACAGGTCAGCGATACGCTCGAAAACCGATACCGGAAGCTGGTTGAGGAAATGGACAAGTATTGCAGCGTGGCTTCTTTCCGCGCATACCTAGTCCGTATCCTGTATCATTCAGGCGTCGACCAGTTATCGAAAAACAGCATGTGGGCTTTGTACCTCTGCCCGGACGGTATTTACCGTTGGTACATGAACCACGATTATGATTCGGACAGTACGAACGGAAAGAATAATTCCGGTATCTTCAAACTTCCGTATAACGTGATGCTTGACAGCGTCATGGAGGGGGAAAACGTATTTGCCGGACGTATGAGCGTCGTTTGGCAAGGCATGTGGCGTTATGATCAGGTCGGACTTGCAGCGACCGCGGAGAAAATCCGCACATCGCGCCTTCCGGGTGGCGAGTCCGCTTTCTCCTACGAAGCCGTTCTGCGTGAATCGGAAGAAAAAGACCACCTCTTGATCCCTGCGATCGTCGCTTGCCGTGATTCCGTGGCGAAGTATATCACCAATCCGGGCGGTCAGGCGTTCAACGTGATCTCCGGTATGGGTATCCCTTACCGCCATTACTATGTGTCTGCCCGTTATGACTTCCTTGACGCTTATTTCGGTGTCAGCACGATCCTGAAGGCGGATAATATGTGCATGTTCCGCGCCATCGGTGAGGACATCAATATCGAAGTGACCGCAAGCGAGCAATGGAAATTGTGGGCGGGCTTCAATACGCCAGCCGCACAACAGGGGGCATGGGCGGAAGAAGACGGCTCAAAGGTGACATTCCATTTCGACGGTTCAAACTCATCGAGCGCGATCTATATCATCGGTGCATCGAAGATCAAGTCTTTGGGTGATTTGAGCACTGTCAACATCGACGGTACACAGGCAAAAGACTTCACTACGTTGATCCGTGTCGAGGAACTGGTGTTCGGCAGCAAACGCGAAGGATATGCCAACAATAGCGTCACAGACCTCCCGCTTGGTGAAAAACCGTACATGAGACTCCTGAACGTTGAGAACTTCAAAAAGCTGGTATCTCTTGACCTGACCGGGGCAACACGCCTTTTGCGCCTGTTGGCATACGGCAGTTCCCTGCAGATTATCAATTTTGTAGGCGGCTGTCCGGTTCAATATGCGGAACTGCCGACCACCATGACACAGTTCAAGTTGATGAACCTCGATAAGTTGAGCTATAAGGGGCTGAACGCGGACACAGGCATCGTTGTTGAATCCATGCCGAACATCACCACACTGCGCGTGGAAAACTGCCCGCTTATCGACGTTGTAAAGATGATCCGCGACATAATCGATTCGCAGGAAGGTAATGTCGTATTCCGCCATATCCGTATCACAAACCGTGATTTCATCGGGAACGGTTCGGAAGTGCTGGAAATCCTGCAACTCGGTATCGGGGGACTGGATGAAAACGGTAATCAGGTAGAGAAGCCCGTACTTACCGGGAACTATCTGCTGGATGAAGTCATCGAGAACTCGGATATAGAAGCGATCCGGAACGGCTTCGAAGGTCTGACCGTCAGCACCATAATCGACGCTTATATCAAGATCATCGACTGGTTTAATGCGGAAGCGTATGGCGGAGAACCCTATTATCCCGAAGTCACATTGGATAATGTGGGTGAAATCATGGACTATTATAATGGTGAAACCTATGAAGAATACCTTCAACGGTTTGCGGAAGAAAATATGGATATTAACGATATAGTAAACAGCAAATAACATGAGTACAAAAGAACAGAGCGCAACCCTGCTGCGTCTCAATAAACAGGAACAGGTAAAAGCCTTGCAGGCGGTAGGCTTTGCCGACATTACGGAAAACTCGCGTGCCAGCGAGTTCCCTAACCGGATAAAGTGGGCTACCGGGTTGCTGGACATGCGGGTGGCATGTAACCGGATTTCCGATAATTCCAAATGGTATTTTACCCGTGAGGAGTGGAACTCGTTGACTCCTGCCAACAAGTTGAAGTTTATCCGTCGTGGTTTGTGTATCCGGGCACATTCGCAGTCTTTTGTCATTGCGGCACAAGAGTGTTATGCAGCTGACTTGTCTTCCAGCTTCTATTGGGGCGGTCTTGGTAAAGCGATTGACGGGCTTTCCGCAAAGATGCTGGGCAAAATGTACACCTGCTTCACCGGGAAAGAAGATACACGCCTGATCCTTGATGCCCTGAAAGGGACAAATTCGAACGGTGTGGAAGGCGCACCCGCTGCGGAAGCTGCCGTAGCCTATAAAGCCTTCACACTCGATGGCGACGGTCTGGAGGATGATACTGAATGGTTCTTGCCTTCTTCCGGACAGATGATGATCATGTATCGATACCGTGACCAAATCAATGAAATGCTGCGTGCATTTTGGAGCAGTGACAGCATGTTCCTGACGGACAAATACTACTGGACGAGCACGTACTATGATACGACAAATGCATGGACGTGCAATTTGAATACCGGGCACATGAACGTACAGAATAAAAATACAAGCCTGTTGCATGTAAGGGCAACGGCAGAAGAGTAATCCATTAAAACAGTACATATTTATGACAGACAAGAATAATGAAAGCGCATTGCTTTTGCGCATGAATAAAGAAGAACAGGTATCTGTTTTGCAGGAGATCGGTTTTACCAACGTGAACGAAAATACGCCTGCCAGTGACATTGCAAAATATATCAGATGGGCTGGCGGGCTGCTTGACCTGTCCTTTGCCACAATCCGGATCGAAGACGGTGTCAACGTGTTCTTTACTGCTGAAGAATGGAATTCCCTTAGCGCAAATAACCGTTCAAAATACCTGCGTGTAGGTGTCCGTATCCGTGCGGATCGTCGCCAGTTCGTCATAGCGAAAAGCGACTGCACTGACGATATAGGCGGGCGTACTTTCAAATGGGGGGCATACGGTACGGACATCCGTGGCGTTAAGAATTACGGGAACGGTAATCAAGGGCTTTATGAAACGGCAGACGGAAAGCAAAATACTGATGCTATCATAGAAGCCACTGCAGGAGTCAAGGATAATTCCGGTGTCGTCGGTGCACCAGCCGCAGAAGCAGCAAAGAACTATAAGGCTTGTACGCTTGAACTGGACGGACTTGAAGACAAAACCGAGTGGTATCTTCCCAGCGAAGGAGAACTCATTACCATCGCCAAATATAAGACCGAAATCAATGAGTTATTATCCTCTGTATCAGGTAATCAAAATATAATTACAGCCGACTGGTATTGGAGCAGCACCGAATACGACGCCTCGAGCGCGTGGTACGTGAGCATGAACTACGGCGGCGTGTACACGTACAGCAAGACTAGCGCAGGCAGGGTTCGTCCCGTTTCCGCAATAGGTTCTTTATCTCTTTAACTCTTTATCTCTTAGATAGTTACGTTTAATTAGCCCCGGTAGGGGCTTTTTAAGTTTTAAAATTCTGAAAAAATGAGTGTTAATAGTTTGACAATCATTAACTTTGCGGAGCAAAAGAAAAATTTTAAAAATATCAAAAATTAACATGGGAAAAGCAGAGGACAGACCAGTCTATCAATTAATGTATCGGTTATTAATGTTGATACTTGATGCAAGAGACAAGTTTCCGAAGAATTACAGGTACGAATTCGGTACGGAACTTATGATGTCCGCCCTTCGTTGTTGCGAGTTGATCCGTTATGCAAATTCAAGCCTTCCGCGTCGAGTGGAATACCTGAACGAATTCCTTGTTAAGTTTGATACATTGAAACTCTTATTAAGGGTATGTCGAGACCGGAAACTGATCAATATTCAGACGACAGCAGACATCATTGAGATGATTACGTCGATTGAAAAGCAAATTATAGGGTGGCGTAATTTCACCGCTTCCCAGGAAAAGACAGCTTCCGTAAAGCCAGAGCCATAATCTTCACGGAGTTTATGGGAGAGCAATCTAATTTATCTATTGGGCATTCCCCCGGTGATGAACCGGGAAAGACTAAGACAGTGAATGCTGAATCCTCGAACGCGTGGTACGTGAACATGAACAACGGCAACGTGAACACGAACAACAAGACTAACGCAGGCAGGGTTCGTCCCGTTTCCGCAACAGATAAACCGATCTATGACATACCCTTATCTTCCATCGTGCATGCATTTGACGTCTGTTGCAAGAATAAACGCAATACAGATGACTGCATAGAGTTTTCGTTTGAATATGACACGGATTTGGTTGCCGTGTGGGATGCTATCAGATACGGTCGCTACGAACCTGATTATTCAAAATGCTTCATACGGAAAAAGCCCGTTCTTCGTGAAATTTTTGCTTCCGCTTATGTTGATCGTGTAATACAACATTGGGCTGATCTACGCCTTGATCCTATTTTGGAAGAGCGTTTTCAGGCACAGGGAAATGTTTCAAAAAATTGCCGTATTGGTGAAGGAGCACTTTCGGCTGTTATCTATCTGAATGGGATGATCATGGAAGTCAGTGAAAATTATACGAAAGACGCATACATTTTCAAGGGTGATTTCAAAAGCTTTTTTATGTCAATGTCCAAATCCCTGTTATGGGAAATGATCGACCTGTTTATCCGGGATAACTATAAAGGCGACGATATAGAGTGTTTATTATATATATTGCGCACTGTTATCTTTCACCAGCCACAGTATAAATGTTATAGGAAATCACCGTTACATTTATGGGATGAGTTGCCTCATGATAAAAGTTTGTTTCATGCTGATCCGGATCATGGTTTTGCCCCCGGCAGTCTTCATGCGCAGAAATTCGCAAATTTTATCGGTTCTTGTTTTGATTACTATGTTTCCGAAATACTGGGAATCAAGCATTATGTGCGTTTTGTGGATGATTTCGCCTTTGTAATGCGTAATAAAGAAGATATTCTAAATACTGTTCCTTTGCTTGACAGTTACCTGAAAGAGCAGCTGCTTCTTAAATTACATCCTAAAAAAATATATATACAGCATCATTCTAAGGGAGTTTTGTTTGTAGGGGCATTCATTTTGCCCGGTCGAATTTATATTTCAAACCGTGTTGTCGGTAATTTATACGATGTAATCAGCAAATATAATAAAATAGCGGAGGAAGGCTTTGCGGAAGCACACGCGGACAAATTTGTTGCCACCCTGAATTCCTACTATGGATTAATGAGGCATTTCAATACGTACAATCTAAGACGGAAAGTGGCGAAACGTATTAATCCTGCATGGTGGGAATATTTTTATGTTCAGGGACATTGGGAGGTTTTTGTGTTGAAGAACGAATATAATTTTAAGAAACAATTAAAAAAACAAATAAGAAAAGGCAATGCGAAAAAATATCTTACCCCGGAAATTGGCTAAGCCGATCGAACAATTATCCGATGGAACATGGATAATACGATATGCAATACAATCCATTGACAGAACCGATAACGAAGGAAACGAACTGGTGACATTTGCCAGTTCCATATTCCTTGAAAAACCAACGTTGGAAATGATAAAGAAAAGTATTCATAGATATGCAATGAGCGTTCTTGATGATGAGGATGTTCTTCCGCTTGTTGCCAATCCTGATTTATCAGTTTACATGATCATAGATTAA